GATGTCGGAGATGAGGGACTCAGCGCCTTCGGCATCCTGCCCGGCTCCACGGCGCAGGGATCGGAAGTCAAAGCAGTCGCCGAGGTGGACGCGCACGGTCGGCTTGTAGTCCTTGATGAACTCGACGAGGGCCTCGACGGCGTTCTCGTCGGCCATGTCGCCGTGGTTGTCGCCGAAAGCGACGAAGCGGGTGGGGGTGCTCATCAGCGGACGTTAATGTAAGGGATGGGCTTCCCGGCGTCGAAGGCCGCGAGCATCTCGTCACGGCGCTTGCGCGCGGTCTCGAGGTCGCTGGCGATGTTCTCGACGATGTCCTTGCCGCGGCGACGCAGGCGGAACCAATAGCAGTCGCCGAGTTTCTGCAGGTGGTGGTTCGGGTTCTCGGCCTTGATGTAGGCGGGCTTGTCGTTACGCCCGGTGCGGGTGTACTTCGGGCAGGCCAGCAGGAAGGCCACTCGGTCGGGGGACAGGCCGACCTTGTTCGCCCAGCGCAGCGTCTCAGGGTTCATAGTTTCCATGAGCGGGCGAGGTTGCGGCCTTCGGTCATGATCGCGTTACGCGAGGACGGCCTGAAGATGTACTCCTGGTCGAACAGGTGGGACGCGCGTATCTCGGCGATGCTGTCGAGTTCTTCGTCATTAGCCGGGCCGACCCCAGCGGTGGCGACGTAGATGGTGCGGACCTTCCAGCCTTTTTCCCACAGGATGTCCTGACAGACCCTGAGCTCGTTCACATATCTCCAGTCTGAACAGACCACCGTCTCAGGGGAGGGTTGGTCGTGATGCTTCATGACCGGGCACCAGTTGGCGAAGTGGCGGGCGAAGACGTCCCGATCCATGCGCCTAGCGAACTTGCCCGCGTGCACGAGGAAGTCACGGTTATCGACCTTGAAGTCTTCCTTGAAGAAGTCGCCGTCAAGGCCGAGGTAATCCATGTAGTGGTTCGCGGCCTCCTTGAGGGCGTCGGCGAAGTTGATATGCTCGGCGGGTCGCTGGGACCACTCAAGGATACCGGAGGCGAGCGTGTCCTTGCCCGCCCTGGCATAGCCTGCGATCAGGACGAGCGTCGGGGCGGACATCGGCGTGGGTGCTTCGGTCACGGGATTAGAAGGGAACGCCTTCGGGGGGCAGCGCGTCGGGGACCGTCGGCTTCTGGGAGCCCTTGGGATAAGTCATCTTGTACTTGTACTGGGGCTTGCCCTGCCACTCGCCGTTCGGTTCGACCTCGACGCCGACGAGGATGGTCTGACCGCAGGCCGGGCCGATGTACTCCAGGTACTCGGCAGGGGTCGCGTCGAGCCTAATCTCGTTGGTGTACTTGCCGGAGAACTTGCCGACGAGCATGGCGAGCGCCTTGCCGTACTTGCTGGAGAAGTTCTTGGACAGGCAGAAGCCCTTGTCGTCGACAAAGAACAGGCGGCAGGACGTGGTGCCGTCCTCCCACTGCTTCACCTTCTCGAACTTGGGCTTGATGAGTTTCAGCTTGTACGTGCCGTTGGTGCTGATGGACGTCAGCGGGGGGCGGTCGTTGTTATCGGTGGTCATGGTATTAGGCGAAGTTGATGTTAGTCGCGGCGCTGGGCTTGGCGGCGATGTCGATGGTGGTGATCTCGGTCTGGTAGCCGGGCCAGTTGCCCGAGGCGGTGCAGTCCTTGTAGAGGGTGAGCGCACGCTCGAAGTCGAAGGCGGCGCCGGTCATCAGTTCCGGCCCCAGCTCGTAGACCGCGTGAGCGTAGGGCGGCTCCTTCTCGACGGCGATGAAACGGAAGCCAAGGACGCGGCACTTGTAGGCGGACTCGACGGCGTGCCGGTAGAAGTAAGCCTGGAGGGCGTACTTGTATTTACGGACGGACTGAAGGAACCCGTGCGGGCTGGCATCCTCGCAGGTCTTCAGATCGTAGATGTAGCCGTCGTCGGAGATGCCGTCGATGGCGCACTTGACCAGGGTATCGCCGATGAACGCGGTGAACATCACTTCGGTCTTCGAGAGGACGATGCCGTTGTTCTTCATGCAGGTCATGGCAGACCAAGCCACAGCATCGACAAGCATACCCTCTTCGGCGGTCAGGATGGCCTTGCCTTCGTTGGCGGTGACGAACTCGGCCCACTCGGCCTTACCTTCCTTCGTGCGCTTATCGACTTCGGGGGCGATGGCGTGCGTGGCGTTGTAGGCGTCGAGCCCTTCGAGGGCCAGCTTGTGGACCGCCGTGCCCACTCGGAGGGCCTTGGAGTCCTCGCGGGTGCGGGCGAGATAAGCCTGGTAGTGTGCCGGGGACTTGAGCAGTTCCTTCGCGCCGGATTGGTTGAGCGCTTGGATGCCGTCATAGATGACGCGTTCGGTGATGAGGTCGGGCATGGGTATGTTATTGGGTGTTGGTGGGAAATTAGAGAAGGGCCATGATGGCGTCGGCCTGATCGGGGCGACGGCGCTCAATGGCGGTCAGGCACATGACTGAGCCCACGGTGAAACGGGAGCAGGCGACTGGGCGGCTGGCGTAAGTCTTGCATTTGCCGGAGCCGGAGAGGTGCGGGCATCGGGCAGGGACTTCGGCGAAGGTACTGCCAGCGATATGGAAGACCTCGCCGCGGGCGGAATAAAACTCGGTCGAGGTCGGGCTAGGGCTGATGGGCAGGAGAATGCTCTCACAGCACGCACCCTTGCAGAGTTCACAGGCTTTGCTCACAGGCTGTCGTCTTCGGGGTTCGCTTCCTCGACGGAGGCCGAGATGCGGCGGACGTCTTCAAGGGCGGCCTCGGCGGCGTTCTCCATGGCCTCGAGGGTATTCCGCAGGACGCGCAGCTGAACGACGAGGACGTGGACGCGGTCATGCAAGGGTTTGACCTGGGCGGACTCGTCAGCGGTATCAATCTGATCGGCGAAGACCTGCAGTTCGGTGATGGCCGAGCGGTTCAGGTCGGACAGGGTGATGATGTCGGCGTCGTGCTGTTCGTATCGCCCGGCGATGTGCTGGACGGTGGCCAGCGAGCCCGTGATGTTTTCCACGAGGCGCTTGATTGAGTCGCGGTTGGTCATGAGCGGGTGGGCGTGAAGGTAAGTTCCTTTATCTCCCCGTTAGGGGCAAGCGTAAAGAAACGGACGGCGGAGCGGGACAGGGACGGGTAGGTCTTGCGCTTCCAGGCGTTGAGGTCGGTCAGGAAGTCGGCGTGCTTGCGGGCCGTCAGTTCGACGTACGGGTAGCCGTCCAGGAAGAGCAGCAGGGCGTACTGCTTCGGGACGGTGGCGGCGATGCGCTCGATGCCCTTGGGAACGTCAGCCATCAGAGTTGCCCGGTCTTGGCGCGGTTCCACTTGGCGATGGTGGCGATGCAGACGGCCTTGGAGATCGCGTCGAACTGGCAGAGTTCGGAGTTGACCACGTCGTCGAGGACGCGGGCGAGTTCGTTGCCAGCGTAGAGCATGGCCTTCTGCTTGGCCTGTTCGGCGGCGAGGAGGTTCTGGTTATGCAGGGCCCCCATCGCGGCGGAGACCGGGTCGAAGGGGTCGAAGTCAGGCTTGCTCATTTGGTCAGGGGGCGGGGGGTGGGGGAGAAGGCAGGGGCGGACGGGGAAACGGCCGCAGAACGGAAGCCAGAGGCCACGGCGCCGTCGTCGTCGAGGTCGACCGAGATGCCGCAGGCGGTCTGGATGGACTGTCGGCGGATGTAGGTAATGGCTCCGCCAATCTGCTGGGCGGTCAGGCCCTCGGCCTTGACGAGCAGGGTGCCGAACTCAAAGCGTTCGCCGGATGCGTGGAGGAAGGCGGTGGACACGCCGACCTTGCCCTCCTGGCTGACGAGCGTCTGGATCAGAGCGAGGTCGTGGTCGAGGAGCACGGGCTTTATGGCGTCGAGCAGCGCGTCGAGGGAGACGTACTTGGCTTTGAAGGCCGGGTTGATTTTGTTGGCCTTCACGTTGTCCAGGGCGGCGAGCGCTTGGACGAGGGAGGCGGTGGCGGTGGTGGGGGGCGTGGGTTTTGTGCTCATGGTGGAGGTTATTTGGCGGCGTCAGCCTTGGTGACTTCACCGGCCTTGATGGTGGCCTCGATGTCGGCGAGGGACATCCGGGTGTAGTCGGGGACGAAGAGGTTGTAGTAGGTCACGCCGTTGCGGACGGTCGGGGTCAGGAGGCGGGCGACCTTCTGATCGGGTAAAACGATGTAGGACGAGTCCGCGATGATGCGGTAGTCAGTCGGAAGTTTGGTGTCTTTCTTCATTGGGGAGGGAGAGTTTACAAAAAGGAGGGTTAGGCTGAGTTATGTTAACTCAGTTAATGACGCCGCGGGTGGCGGAGTCGAAGATGAGGAGGGCGTCGGCGTTCCAGAGCGTGACGTCGACCGAGGGGAACAGTTCGGCAGCGCGGGCCTTCAACTTGTTCTTCCACTGGGTCGTGGTCAGTTCGCCCTTGGTGCCGCAGGTGTGCGTCTTCTGCCAGATGGCCGGGCGGATGCGGTGGATTTTCCAGCCCATGGCGACGGCGGCGCCGTAGAGGACGCCCGTGTTCCACATCAGTTTGCCGATGGCCGAGCCGGGGATGTTCTTGCCGGCGAAGAGCGGAGGTTCTTCGAGGTAGAGGCTTACGTCCTTGGCCTTGCAGCTCAAGTCGGCGAGCAGTTGGCAGACCTCGACATCCGAGCCGGGCATCTTAGCGCACTGCACGGCGCCGTCTGCCGACCAGACGATGCCGCCATTCACGCCAGGGTCGATTGCCACGATGAGATGAGCCACGGCAAGACCCTTTAACGCGGCTTGGCTAAGGACAAGCGGAAAAGGTTGGCCACGCGGAAAGCGTACCCGTTCGCCCGGAAGCCTTGGGAGCGGGCGGCGGTCCAGCCAACGTTCCAGACAAGGGCAAGTTGCTCAGGGGTCGGGTCGGTCATGCCGAGGCGGTGAAAGTTCGCCCTGATCCAGCGGAGGTGCGAGGCGGCGACCATGTCCTGAGCCGTAGCGTCGCGCCACTTAGACCAGGGGAAGGCGTAGTGGCCCTCAGCCTTGAGGCGGGCGGAGGCGTCGTCCCAAGCGGCCTTGTTGACCTGATACATGCCACGCTCACCAGCCTTGCCGATGGCCTTGCGGTTATGCCCGGACTCGACCGCGGCGACGGCCTCGAGGAAGGCGGCGTCGGTCTTAGCTTGGGCGTTGAGCCCGAGGAGCAGCAGGGCGACGACGGAGAAGCGCTGATTGAGGGTCATAGTCTCCAGATCCTCGCGTCTTGAATCAGTTGTTGGAACTCGCCTTCTGTGTACCACCTTCCAGCGATTTGACGGGTCGGGAGTTTAGCCATTTTTTCTTTCAAGGTTTTAAGCTCTTCCGTCAGTTCAGCGATGCGATCCATCAGCTTTGCCTCGACAGGGATGGCCTTCATGCGCTCACGAAGGGCCATTTCTTCAACCTTGGCCTCGAGGGCTTTGATTCGGTCTTCGTAATAGCTCATACGCGTCGGGGGACTTGTGATCCGGCGACCTCGAAACCGTCGACCTCGTAGGAGTAGGTGATGCCGACCCAGCCACCGGCGGCGGCGTAGGCTTGCAGGCTAATCTTCGTGGCGCCGTCTTCGGAGAGGGCTTCGTGGTAATGGTTGAGCAGCTTCTTCAT